CCTTTGTTTAATCAATGAACTATATGCCAGCAAATGTGAAACATTAGAACTTAGCTATAATGTTGGCATGAAAGTTTTATTTGCGCCGCAAGTAAAATCATTAATTTGCCGCCATAGTGGTATTGCCATTATAAGCGCTCCAAACGCTACATACCTCGATGTTACTGGCAACGAAGTAAAAGAACTAAACGCTCCGATGGCCAAAGAAATTATTGCCGATGATAACCCATTTTTGACAAAAATTTATGCCCCCTTGGCCGAAAAAGTCTCGGCAAAGCAGGAAATTAAGGAAATAGAACTTTTTGCCCCCAATGCTTCAATTTCTGAAGATGACAAATTGGTAATTGTAGAAAAAAAATATTGGTAATGCCCAAAATGTACTTATTTTATTATGCAAAATTCATCCATCTACCCGAAAAAAATTAAATTAACCCGCTGGCCTCAAAATTTAAGTCTTTTTTTATCTGCAAAACCTGTTAAAGTAATAGTAATAGGGCTTTTTATTGTTTTTACAAATTGTTTTACTTGGCTTCTATTTAGCCGTAGCTCCATAGATACTGGCAATTTAGCTGCCAATCACACCAAAAGTTTATATTTGTTGAAGCAAGCCGCCACTTACCTAACTGATACCATTGCATTTGAGCAAAAAGTCCGGAAAATTGCCAAAAAATTAGCTGTTCCTCCCGAGTGGTTAATGGCCGTCATGCACTCTGAAAGTGGGTTTAATGCCTCGGCGCGCAATTTTAAAGGAAGTGGCGCTACGGGTTTAATACAATTCATGCCCCAAACGGCAAAACAATACGATATCACCGTTGACCAATTGCAAAATATGAACCACTTAGACCAACTTGATTATGTGTATGCTTATTTAAACAAAGTGAAAAAACAGTACAATATAAAATATAATAATATTACAAGTTTGTATTTAGCTATTTTATATCCGGATGCTTTAGATGCCGAGCCTTGTTATGCCTTGTACAGCAAACCCTCCATTCAATACAAAATGAATGCGGGTTTGGATGAAGATAAAGACGGAAAAGTTACCGTTCAAGATATAGACAAACGATTAAAACGAATGTACCCAACCGCCTGTAAAGCAACCATTAAAGACGAGGGCAAAACAAATATTTTTTCCGGATGGTAGTAGATAGAACTCTCAAATTAGAAAAAGAAAACTCCGGAAAAACAGTTTAAATATAAATATATAAAATTAGTGCAACTATTTTTAGCAATAAAATAAAATGGCCTCATTTTCATTTTCTACAATATGTTATGGGCAATACTACGAAACTGCAAACAATGACGGTTGTGCCTTGATATTATCAGTTCGTTTGTTTCCATAATTAACGTGTTTTTCGTTTATTTCAAATCCTATAAAGTTTCTGTTTTCTTTTATAGCCATTGCACACTCCGTTCCACTTCCAGCAAAAGGAACTAAAATAAGGTCGTTTGGTCTGCTACTTATTAGTATTATTTCCCTTGTTAGTTTTTCTGGTTTTGGCGTGTCGTGTTCGTGGTTTCCAGTTTCATAGTTTGGTATTCTAATCACATCGCCATAAAATCGTTCATTATTAAATGGTCTGCGTAGTTCTTCGTGTTGTCTGCGTAGTTCTTCGTGTTGTCTGCGTAGTTCTTCGTTCCATTTCTGCAAATCTTCGTATGGCATTAGGTCAATAAATTCTCTCAATTTGTTGTATTTGCTTTGTTCAGGCAAACTTGGTTGAGTTGGATAATTGAACCAATGAGCAACAGCAGTTGTCGATATGTCAAATAGTTTAGCGATAAAAGTATAATTCACATTTGCCTTTTGCCTTTGCTTATTCATATACTCTTGTATTGGTATCATTGATGTTTGTAACATAGCATTTAATCCGCTACTATCATTGCCATTGCCATACATCAGCAATCTTTCAGTAAGTGGTGCAAATGTTCGCAAATCAGTATTAAATCGTATTTGTTGTTTATGGTCGTTTGTATTTTCCCATACCAAGCTATTCAATAGGTTAAAATGCTTATCAAAAATGATTTGAGCATAAGCAATATTTTTAGCATCACCATACCAGTAAAGCGTTCCATTATCCGCTAAAACTCTTTTACATTCTATTGCCCATCGTTCTACATCCTGTAAGTAATCGTCAAAGGTTTTCCATACAAAGTCAAAATCTCCTTTTACTTTGTAATATGGTGGGTCTGCAATAATCAACTGAACCGATTTATCAGGTAGTTGGTTATTCATCCAGTCATCGTGATATATTTTATTTACTTCCATTTTTAAAATCTCGTGTTAAATACCGTACTGCCCATAACAAGGGTTTTGCAAAAGCAGGGCATTAGTGGTTTATTGAACATTTGTACTACTATTAAACATTGTGTTAAATTTGAACTTTTGTGCCTTGAAGCCCTGCCTTCGCAAAGCCCCAACTCGTAATATGCTTTTTAAGCCTAATAGGTCAAAAATACTATACACATTCGGATTTAAACCGTACATAACAAAATCGCCACTATTGGCCTTAAAGTCTTCAATATGGGCAATAAAAACCCCCGCGAAATTAATCGCAGGGGCAAAGCCAAAAAGATATGGGAGTAGGGGTGTTGTTTTTATAAAGCGGAGCGTAAAACCCATCCATCAGAATATGGGTGGGATGTAAGCGACAAAAAAAATATAAAATAATTTGGTAGATTAAAATATATGTTGTATCTTTGTATTGTCCGTGTCGGGGACCGATTCGGACGTTAAGTAGAAACAAGTGGAGGCGTTAACATTGGTTAAGTCTATGAAACTTGAAGCCCATTAATCACGAAGTGTGGATGGGTAGTTCACTGCATGTATATTAATTGTGATATATGATAATTGTCGTATTTAATTAATTTATTATAAGCATTAAACGCCCGCTCTTTTTCTTTAAAAATAAACGCCACCCGATTACTTTCCGAAAAGTAAACGGGCGGTGTTTTTATGTCATTAACCAAATACATAGCCTTGCACGCCTCATTTATTTTTTGCTCGCAATCACTACAATTAATATATACGGCATATTTATATAAGTCCTTATTATACCCCTGTGTCATCGCATAATAGAACTGCCAAAACGGGGTGTTCGCCGTATAGTCGTTTAAGGTTGTTGTTTCAACCTTACAATTTACGGGGGCAAAAAACCCGCCCGAACTTGCCGCCGCCGCCGGCTCAATAGATAGCAACTTGGACGGCAAAGCTCGTGCCAAATTATATACCAACGGAACGGCAAATGTACAGGCAAAGGCAATAAAGGCCATTACCGCAATGTTATTTTTATGATATTTCATTACTTTTGGATGTTTAAAATTTAACAAATATGCAAAGCACCAAACAATTATTAAATTAACAAAAAAGCCTATTGACTTAAATTTATTTGTTTCCAACGCAATTTGTTCAGCCCATTTATCGTACCCAACCAAAATTGCCACCCCGATAATTTTGGCAAATATCGGCGGCAAAAATACCCCCCAAATGATAGGCTCATTCCGCTTAATATATTCAAACATATAATAATATTAATACACATCGTAATAACAATAATAAATTTAATACTATAAAAATGCTATTAATCCAACCTCCCTAAATGCACTTGGCAGCCCCGCGCAATTAGTCATTTTAACGGAGGCGGCAATACCTGAACCCGGATTAACGCCCATGCCAACGTAGTTAGGGACAATCGGCGTAACGTTTGTCGCCGCTATTTGTGCGGCGGTCATATTATAAATTTCCGTGCCCGTACTGCCCGCCGGGTTTAAGTATTTAATTTCAACCGCAATCGTGCCGCTGCCGGCGCAATCGCTCAACCCAACGCTATTCGACAAATTAATCGTATGGCCAATAGCATTAATTTGTACGTCTGGCGACGGTATTGTTTTTGTGTCGGTCGCCTCGACCGCGCCTAAACAAGCAACATCTGTAAATACTGAAATTGCTAAGGGCTTGCCATTTGTTATAAATTGCCCCGCAAATGTTTCCGATGTTTCCGCCCCCGTCCAAAGTTGGCAGCCGCCATCACCTATTACCGGAACGGCATTTATGGTATAGTGCAAATAATAGCCACTATTAGTCGCGGCGTCGGTTGTGCCACTTACCGAGCCGTAACTATTGGACAAGGTTGTGCCCCTCGTCGTTAATTGTAACTCTTCTAAATTAAGCGACCCGCCTGTTACCGTTACGTTGCTGCCCGAACCTGTTGCCGTGCCATCCAAGCCCAGCGCGGTCAATATCGCTTGAACTTTAGCGGCTATTTGTGCAATCGTATCGCCCGCCAAATAGCTGCCTATTTTTGCGCCGCCAAACGTTATATCGCCCCCAACGCCAACCGCCGCCGG